ATATAACCTAATGTTAATTCAAGATCAGTGGCTAGTGCGGCACAGTACCACAGTACATCACCAATCTCCTTGGCTATAGCGTCCCTGTCCTCAGATGTAAAGACCCCATCCTTATCACGTAAGACCTTCTTAACCTTGTTGGCTACCTCACCTGCCTCACCTACTAGGCCCAGTGCAGGGTACACAACCTTGTCTGTATAAATAGCTGTGGTTGCTGCTGATCTTTGATACGCATTAAAATCAGACATGCTGTACTTGCCCTTCATAAATGTCTTTACGTCTTTCTCTAAGCTGTTCATCCTTCTTTACCTTTGTTAAGTTCTCATGGTAGGCTTTGTCGTAACCCCTGTGCCACTCACGAAACTGCATAGTGTCCGAGTGAAAGGGATTGACCTGCCCACCTCTCTTGAAGGCATAGTATCCCTGCTGATACTGTACCTTGAGGGGGGCATCGTATTTGCCCAACCCCCTTGTGTTACGGTTCATTGCTTTCCTCATGCTGCTGCCTTTACATTAATTAACTGAGCATCTACATAGGGTATGTGATAGAATTGTTCTCCCTTCAGTATGTTTCTGCCCCTTGCTTCTTTTAGTTTATCGTCTGTCAATAGCGAACTGTCAATACACCATGCCTGTTGCATGTCCTCACGAAAGATATAGAACGTCAGGTTGCCTTTGTGCTTGCTTAACAACTTCTTTTTACGTTCTGGTATGCGTATCTCTGTCCAGTGTGTAGGCCAATCTCCTTTCCATGCAGCCTTTACCTCTGCTTCATTGAAGTATGTTTCTCCACCCTCTTGTGTTACTACATCGGCATCATAGGATTCCTCGCTGTTGACTAGTGTATGCCCATGATACTCAAGGTGTTTGATTAAAGTTTCTTTAGCCACACCATCATACTTACCATATAGATTGTGTGAGAATGGTTTTCTATAAGCTGTCATGTTTCTTCCTCATTAGATTACAATGTAACAATATCAATAAGTAATTTGTATGTCAACCCCTAACTCTCAATATCTATGTTAAACGGTAAAGAAAAACACTGGCTTACTGCCTTAGCACCCTCATCTGGCCTTGATTTATACAGTCGTGTCATGTCAAACGCTCTCCACTCTTGGCAAACTTCTTCTGTTTTAAATGCCATATTAGGTGAGTGTACAATAAAATTACTATCTTTAGTTACTGGGGCAGTCAATGTCATTACTACTACATATACCCATACCATATTATTACTCCTATATTGTTACATCCACTACTTTTCCAGTAGCAGGGGAAGGTTTTGATTGTTTACCCTCACGGCTATAAGTTAAAGCCTGTTGATCAAGCTCTTTACGTATAGCCGAAAGTCTCTCTGTACGATTTCTAATCTTTACCACTGTTTCCATCTCTTGTTCTTTAGCCATACGTGTTTTGACTACTAGCTCAAGAGGTTGAGTAGCATAATGATGGGAGTATGCTGGACCCTCAACTTTCATTAGGTTATATCCACCATCTCACAGACATCACCAGTACATGCCATCGTCTGCATACCGCTAGTGTTATCTGCGTGTTCTAGATCTGCTAGTTTAGTCCAATCAATCTTAGCGGGTGACTTGTCTACCATGTCATAGAACTCTTCCTGTGTACACTCTTGATACGGTGCCTGTTGATACGTGTGTTCATTGAATGGGAGGAATGACACACCAGACATTTCATCAAAGTGTTTGTACACAAATGCCCCTACCTCTAGCCATTCATCTGCCTTGACATTAATAGTTACACTAGGTTTATGTTCACACCAATGACGCTGGTACATGATCCACATGTCTAGCTGTTCAATGGCTGTCATGTCTGCTGTACACACTGCACCCAAAGGTGACTGCATAGGAAAGCTAAACACTGTGGTCGCATCTGGCTTCATAACGTCAGGCTCATTAGGTATGCCCTGTGACTTCATAAACTCTGTCAATGGGTCTTTATTATCTCCACGCACAGTACGGATATAATAGGGACTGTGACGAGCATGAATCCCAGAAGATGAATCAACCAGTTGGGAAACAGTTCCACTGGGCTTGACGCAAGTAATAGCAGTGCTATGAGGGATACCAAGACGGTCAGCCCACTCAGCGTTAGTAGAAATAGCCACATTTTTAAGATGCTCCAATGTTTTAGACAGACCTTTATTATCTAAGGTCATCAGCTTATTGTCCATTATTCCTGTTAGTGATACACCTAGCAGTCTCTCTGCCTCTGTGTTTGTAGACCACACCTTTCGCAAGTATGGGAAATGTGTGTAGGTAGACTGTATTGTTCCAAGTACAGTTGCAATGCGGGTTTTCCTTGCAAGGTCTTCCAAACTGTCGTTAGCCCTGATGACAACCTCTGTAAGATTACAGAACTGATTCGGCCTAAGAATGATTTCTGAGCATGGGTTTGTTCCGAACTCATAGCAAGACTCTCTACGGCCATTCTTTGCAGCTTGTTTGACTGATGCTTCTCTATTAAATATACCTCTTTCACCACTACCACTCTCCATTAGGGCTGTCCACTCACGCATGAATGACATGCTGTCTGGTTTCTCTGAATAAGATACTGAGTTGTTAGCCAATGCTCTGTGTGCTGCATTCTCCCACCAGTTACCTGACTTTGCGTGACGCATACGATCATCTGATAGATTAGATAAACTAATCATAGCTGACCTTCTCACACCACCGACCACTACTACCTCACCAATCTTACACATAAGATCATGACACTCAAGGCTGGACAGCTTACGTCCCTGTGCCTGTCGGAATGTAGTAACAGCAAAGTTAAACAGATCAATTAATGGTGCTGGACCTGATGCCCTACCACCGAATGTCTTTAGTCTTGCACCTGCTGGCCTTACTTTAGATGTATCCCACTTGGGAATTTCGCCAGCCCATAGGAGTGCCAAAACTTGTCTCAGCCCCTTAGCCCAACCTTCCTTGCTGTCCTTGATAACGACAGTCGTTTCACTTTGGAAAAGAGTAGGAACATCAGGGAGTTTAGTAATGAACTGACGCTCAACACTGAAACCAACCCCCGTCCCGCAAAGGAGGATGAACATAGCCTCATCGAAAGACTTAGTGTCATCTACGGGTAGGTAGCTACAGTTATACATACAGGTGTTGTCACGTTCAGCAGCTTTACCTGCTGTCATTAATGACCTCATACTAGGCATAACCTCAAGGCTCAGTATGGCACTACGCATTTCATCTAGGTCAACTGGCTTGAGCCATGTCTTTGCAATGTTCTGTAGGTATCGTTCTACAGTTTCACCCCATGTTTCACGACGTCCTTCATCCTCTAGCCAACGTGCATAACGACTGGTTGCAATGAATGTTTGGTAGTCACTAGGCAAATAGTTATTGTTCATCAGTCGTTATCCTCATCTTGTTTATACTTATACCATCTATATCATATATGTATGAGTAGATAGCCTCATTCAATTCCTCTTGTAGACTTCCATCTACAGGTACAGGGTAGTCATCTTCATCTATCTCTAGGCTTATAAGTACTCTAGCTTTCATTTTCTAGCTCTTGAATTAAACGGTCTATGTACCAACGTGCCTTACGTAAATCTTCAACACCATTCTTGTAAGGCCACCGCCATATATATTTGAAGGCATTCTGCCAGCAGTAGGCATGGTGTGGCTCTACGTATGATCCCTCTGACATTGCTTTCATTGCATCAATGCATTCAATCCCCCCCGAATTGTACTGTGGGGGATGATTGACTACATCTGCTGGCAGTTCTTTCCACTTAGCCATTAACAAGTACCTCTTGTTTTAGATGATAGGGTAAGTACATTACCGTCTGCTGTATAACTAGGCTCATTATCAACATCTGGTACTTCATCATTTAATCTATTGTTTACGTAGTTATGTAATGCATCCCTTACATACTCGTCTTCTTCTATAACAGGAACGACAGAACATAACATGTTGCACAAGTGAGACAGATATTCAAAGTCTTCTTCACTCAAAGGATTATCTACTGATGATACAAGTGATACCTGTACATCACCGTCCCACTTACCTTCCTCATGGAAGGGAGTAATACGTATTACAAAGTCTTCTGGTTTTAGATCGTCCAGTATATCTTTTATTTTCATCTACTTCCTCACTATCTTAGGGTGTGGGTAGGCAACAAACTTTGTACCTAGTGTCTTACCCTTTTCTTTTAACCATGCTTCAGGTACAATCCTGTCATAACAATCAAAACCGTACCTGTCACACCATACACCATAAGAACTTTTAGCACCCTTACTTAGTTTACGTCTACTGTTTTCGAACACAAACCGTATGTCTAGGTTAGGGTGTTGCTTTTTTACCGCAAGGTGCTTCCGTCTATCGTTAGCTGTGAACAACCCCTTGGCCTCAATGATTATGCCATTAGGTAGTACAAAGTCTGGTGTATAGGTTCTGTAGGTTAGGTCTTCCCATTCAATCTTCATGGCCTCATACTTAGCACGTACTCCTTGCTCTTTTAAGTATGTAGCTAGTGTTACCTCTAACCCACTTCTATACCCGTACTTTCTGGCGGCACGAAAGCTCTTGCCGTTCATCACCGCCAGAGTAAATGTCGGCTTGGTTGTACAGTCCAAGGATTATGTTGCAGATTTAGCTTGGCTAATTCTTCCTGCACTGCCTTGTCCATAGCGTTACGTGCTTCTATAGCCTCACGTAAAGCACCATACTTCTTTTTCTTTAGGTCTGCCTTGGCTTGCTGCAGATCATCTTCCATCACAGCAATAGCCTCTTCCATATCCTTTACTTCTTCTTCATTGAACATTAAAAGTCTCCTACTTTTAAGGTCGAGTAGTCACCCCACCCAGTACCATAATCACCCGACTTGTTAGCCTCCGCTATAAGGGCGAGTGTTTCCTTAACTTTCTTGGTTGCCTCTATCGTTAACTCAGGTGACATGACATGCAGGTGTGCCATGTAAGGGGCAGTCTTTTCGATAGCTATAAAGCTAAACTCTTTAGCCTTTATGCCAGCCAATTTACAAGTAAGCATATAGAAAGCAGCTTGTATATGATAATGGTACTTACCAACTTGTTCTGCAAAGCCTTGTGGCGAAGCATCAATAGTAGTTTTAATGTCAACAATCTGTCCTGTCTCTGGTATGTATAAGTCTGGTCTAGTCTTGATATTCAAACCACTTGCAGGATCAACCGTAAACACACTGCTTTCTGTTACTCTTTCCTTATGTGTTAATAAGGCATTGCACACTGGGTTGTCAAGGGCTGCACTGCACATCTTATTATGTACATGATACTCAACCTCTGTCAGTACAACCTCGTCACCTTTCTTGTTGGCATATAAGTCTCTGTATAGCTTAGAGGTACGTGTCCTTGGGCCTTTGGTTACTAGGTCACGCTCTGGCTCAAGTAACGTAGCATGTACGGCACTGCCCAGCGCAAACGCTGGACTGTCACCTAATGGTTTCTGTGCCATGTAGTGTGCAAGCGATTGCTTACACACCGTTTTAATGGCAGATGAAGAGTAGCCTACCTGTTTGTGGTAGTCCTCGTTTGACATGTCATAAACAATACCTGATGGTGGTCTAGTCAAACTTTCCCAAGGAGATTCAAACATTATGCAAACGCATCTTCATCAATGTCCACCAGATCATCTACAATGGCATCTGGAATTTCCTCATTGTCGTGCTGCATTTTGTCTCCCCACTCCCCAAGGATGTACTGGTTGTAGTTGGCAATCCATGCCATGAAGTCAGCAAAGGTAGCCTGTGTGTCATTGTCCATGTCTAGTGTAGACATAAGATCAAGGTCAGCAGTAGGCAGATAAAAGCAACTACCATTAGGTAGGTCACGCTTTTCTGTACCACAAGAAATGTAGTGCTGTGGTGGAAGGCGTTGCATCTTACCCAACTTGTTGAACACATTACCGAATGTCTTGAAGGCATCACGGTTTTCAATCTCGTAGATAAACGGGATCGTGTCTGTCTCTACAGGATTGCCTTGTGCATCAGTAGGGTTGACCATATCTACAGTACCGAACAAGGCACGTACTCGTTTGATAGAGCGAATAAGTTCCTTCATAGTTTCAGGTAGGCTACTGAAGTCTTCAATCCAACCAGAAGGTTTACCACAGTTAAAGCCACCGTCATTGTCTTTCATGTCAGTGTTAAGGGTATCACCCATCACTGTCTTGACATAACGATTAGGTGTAGTGTCATTGCCCATGACAAACTTCTTGTGCAAGAAACGCTGTAAGAATGGGCGAATCTTTACCTGTTCAGCAAAGTAGGTAGGGCCATCAGGAATCTCTAGCTTGTATGTGCCACCCTCTACTACCTCGACATTGACCTGCTTACCCTTGACCTCTGCCTGTCCCATGACAGGTGTGTGGTTGATACGAAGACGAGCAAGAGAACTTGCTTTCTTTTCTGTAGATGCCGCTTGGCCCATGCCCATTGCTTTTGCCATAGCTGCGTAGTTGTTAGTGTCGATTGTTGTTACTTGATTTGTCATGTGTATGTTCTCCTTAACACTGATCGAATTTTGTAGTTATATCATGCTACGTCTTTGGTGTCAAGCCAATTCGGACCAATCTTTGCCTCTAATAATAGAGGAATGTTGAAGTCTATATTCCATTTCTTGTTGACAATAGAAATCAGCCTGTCGTTTGTTCTGTCTATGATCTTTAGTACCTTGT